CGCGATCTGGAAGCTTGACTGGAACCTTTAAGTTCCCAATAAGAGAACTCGATTGGGTCGTTCCAGCCTCGCGCTTCCAGAACAAGTTTCGCGCGAGGCTATCCTGATCGGAGAACCCGCCGTTGCAACCGGCGGGTTTTCGTCTTTTTCGTTTAGGGACACGGCCCTGCCAGCACCACTCCGACGACACACACGCGCAACGACTAGAGGCGCAACGGCGAGATGTGTGCTGGCGAAACACGCGCAAGGGTTCCGCATTGCCCTCTCCGCCCGGTTGTATGCACCGGGGCGCATAAGCCTGCACATATTCACACGAGGCTGGATTGATCTGGCCCAGCGGGAAAACGAACGCCAGCCCGCCTTCATAAGAAGCGTTCCAAGAAAGGAGCCGTTAAGGCCATGACTACACCTAGAGCACGCTACAATTCCTCACTGACGACCGTTGCCAACGGCGACCAGTCCCAGCATCTTGTCGATAGCAAAGGCCATCTGCTTGTTCGCAGCGGCTCTGCCATCGTGGTTGACTTCACCCCGACGCTCGACACCAGCAACTATCACGACAACGATGTGCTGTTCATTTCGACCGAAGTCCCTGGCGTCACCGACATTGCTGGCGGGACCGTCAAGCTGGTATCGGGCGTTTGCTTCGACGGCGACGACCAGGGCACCGAGGTCGAGGTATTCTTCACCACCTCGGCAACCACGCCCGGCACGATCAACGGTGCGCTGTCTGCCGCCGACACCGTGTTCGATGACATTGTTGGCCGCTTGCACTTCGCGACGTTCAACGATCTCATTAACTCGCAGAACAGCATCCTCACAGGGCAGGACCAGATCATCCAGTTGGCATCGGGTGCAACGAGCCTTTACGCCTTCGGTGTGGTCCGTTCCGGCGCGCCGACCTACACGGCGTCGGGCATGAAGTTCAAGTTTGGCTTCGAGCGCCTGTAAGTTCGTCACGCGCGTGGGGGTTTGCTTTCCCCCTACTCCGCCAGTCCGGGCCGCTGGTCGCGCAAAGGCCCACTAACCTCAGACCCATCGCAATAGCGAAGTCAGTGAGGCCTTATGCCAAAGATATATCCAGCCAAGACACGCACGCAGATCATCGATCGGTTAGCCAAAGGCGAAAGCCTCAGCCAGATTTGCACCGACGCCGACATGCCGTGCCGCTACACGGTGCAGGGCTGGCAAGACGCGGACGAAGACTTTAACTTGGCAGTTACGCGCGCAAGAGAAATTGGCTACGAACTCCGGGCAGACAGGGCCGTGATGGAGGCCAAGACTGCGGACGACGCGGCTAAGGGCAGGTTGGCATTCGACGCCGAGCGTTGGTATCTCGGCAAGCTGTCCAATGCGTTCAGCGACAACAAGGTGCGCAAGCAAGAGATCGCGCTGGACATGCCGCAAGAGGTTGCCGAGTGGCTGGGTCTGCAATCCTAGCCGCTGCGGCGAAAAGGTGGCCGGACAAGCGAACTAGGCTTTCCGAGGGCTTCTACAAGATCAAGGATAAGACGGGCCGGATTGTTCCTTTCCGCATGAACGCGGACCAAGCCAAGTTTCTGGACGAACGGCATGGAATGGACGTTATCTTAAAGGCTCGGCAAAAGGGCTTCACGACCGTCATTCAATTAGACATGCTCGATGATTGCCTGTTCGTGCCCAATACGGCGGCGGGCGTCATTGCGCATAACCTGAACGATGCCAAGGCGTTCTTCGCGGACAAGATCAAGTTCGCTTATGACGCATTGCCGCAAGCATTCCGTGATACCATCAGCGCTGAGGTTGATGCTGCGGATAGTATGAAGTTCAGCAACGGCTCAAGCATCCGCGTCGGCACGTCACTTCGTTCCGGCACGCTGCAACGGCTGCATGTCAGCGAATACGGTAAATTATGCGCCAAGTTCCCTGAGAAAGCGCGAGAGGTAAAGACCGGCGCATTTAATACGGTCCAGGCCGGGCAGAGCATCACGGTGGAATCTACTGCCGAGGGCCAAGCTGGCGACTTTTTCGCGATGTGCGAAATAGCCAAGGCCAAGCAGGCCAAGGGCGAACAGTTAACCGCGCTGGACTTCAAGTTCCACTTTTCGCCGTGGTTTACATCTGCCGAATATAGGTTGGGCGAGCCGGTTCTGATAACCGCTGAGATGGAGGATTATTTCCGCAAGATCGAAGCGGAGATGGGCGTTATATTGGATCAGGCCCAGCGCGCATGGTATGTGAAGAAAGCTGAACAGCAGGGCGCGGACGTTAAGCGCGAGTATCCTTCGACGCCTAAGGAGGCATTTGAAGCCAGCATTGAAGGCGCATATTTTGCGACTGAAATGCTCAAGATGCGGGAGCAGGGGCGGATTTGCCGCATTCCGATCCTGAACACGCCGGTCGATGTTTGGTGGGATTTAGGCGTCGGTGACGCAATGGCGATGGTGTTTGTGCAGCGTCACATGGCCGAAGTCCGTATCGTTGATTACTACGAAAACAGCGGCGAGGGTTTTGAGCATTACGCCAAGGTTCTGGCCCGCAAAGATTACATCTACGGTCGGCACAAGTTCCCGCATGACGGCGACACCCGTTCGCTTGGGTTGAAGGCCAAGACCAAGAAACAATGGGCGGAAGAAGGCGGGATCGGGCCGATTGATATTGTCCCCCGCATTCCTGACGAGGCAGCGGGAATCGAAGCAAGCCGCGCGTTGTTGCCGCAAGTCTGGATCGACGAGGAACGGTGCGGGCGATTGATCGCCTGCCTCGATAACTACCGCAAGGAATGGGACGACAAGCTCGGCACATGGAAGGCCCATGCCCGCCATGACGAGTTTAGCCACGGTTACAAGGCGTTTGAAACCGGCGCGGTCGCGCCCAAGCAAGCCAAGGCAACAGCCATTGATTACAGCAAGTATGAAAGGGGGCGGGTGTGATCGACGTTGATCCTGAACTTGTCGCCTTTCTCAAGCGCGAATACGACGCCTGCCATGACGACGACTTGCAGGACGACCGCGAGACGGCCATTGAACGCTACAATGGTGAGCCGTATGGCGACGAAGAGGCCGGCTTGTCGCAGGTTGTCGCCCGCGATACGGCTGAAACCATCGACTACATGGTCATTTCGATCCTGCGCACGATCATATCGGGCGAAAGGGTTGTCGAGTTCGTCCACCGCAATGCAGAGGCGGCGCATGAAGCCACCGAGGCTATCATGCACCTGCTCATGGACGAGCAGGACGGGTATCGGTTTCTGCATGATTGGTTGAAGGCTGGATTGCTGGAAAAGACCAGCACGGCGATGACCTATCCCGAACCGCAGCAGCCCAAGCGAGTGCGGGTGATTGTCCCCGCGCCGATGTTGCAGGGCGACGAGATTGAAGCGGACAGCCTTGGCATTGACCCTGACACGGGCGTTGAAATGCTCCAGGTTGTGCGGATGCAGGAACAGCAGCCCAAGTTCTGCGATGCCGCTGTGCCGAACGAGGAGTTCTATTGCTCGCCGGATGCCCGCACGCTGGACGAAGCCCCGCTAAAGGGCCGCAAGGTTCGCAAGTCGGTTTCTGATCTGGTCGCTTCCGGCCTTATGACGGCGGACGACGCGGAGGAGCTGCCTTCGATCAGTTACCGCGACACGATAACGCAGGCACGCGACGAAGACAGGTTCGACCATGCAGGCCAGCGCGCTGGCGGCAACCGCCTTGTGTGGTGGCACGAGGAATGGGTGCGCTATGACGCCAACGGCGATGGCGTGGCGGAATTGCTCTATATCCAGCGCAGTGAAGACTACAAGATATTCGCCATCGAGGAAATGGACGATGATGGCTGGCATCCGTTCGAGGAATGGTGCCCCTTCCCGATGCAGCACCGTCGGATCGGCCAGAGCCTTGCCGACAAGGTTATGGACCTTGAACGCATTAACACGGTTCTCTTGCGCCAGACGCTCGACGGAATTTACCTATCGAACAACCCTTCGACCTATGTGCACGAGGATTCGATTGGCGAGAACACGATTGAAGACCTGCTGACGACCAAGGCGGGCCGCATCGTGCGCTGGAAGGGCAACGCGCCTCCTGTGGAGCGCCAAGGGGCGTTTGACCCTTCTGTAGGCTTCTCTGCGCTGGAATACGTATCGCGGATGCGGGAAACGCGCACCGGCATTACCCGCCTCAATATGGGTCTGGACGAGGACACGCTGAACCAGACCGCCAAGGGGCAGGCGCAGCTAATTGCGCGCGGTGAACAGGTCGAAGAATACGTTGCCCGCAACTTCGCCAACGCGGTCGCACGGCTGATTACGAAGAAGGCCAAGCTGCTGCAACGCTTCGGGCAGCCTATCGTGGTGCCGATTGACGGCGAATACCGCGAGGTTGACCCGCGCAACTGGCCCGAGGACATGATTGCCCGCGCCCGCGTCGGCCTGGGCGCAAGCCGCAAGGAAACGCGGCTTATGTTCCGCGAGCGCATTGCGGAAATGCAGATGACCGCGATGCAGGCGGGCTTAGGCATCGTAACCGAACAGAACATGTTCAACACCGCCAAGGGGTTCATTGCCGACGCTGGCTTGGGCGATGTCAACGAATACTTCACCGAGCCGCCCAAGGACGAACAGGGCAACCCGATCCCGCCGGAACCAAAGCCCGACCCCGAAATGGCGAAGGTGCAAGGCGAATTGCAGGCCAAACAACAGGCGCAGCAGTTCGACCAGGCGTTCCGGCTTGAGGAGGCTAAAGGCAAGCAGCAACTTGCGGCGTTCGAGGCGCAACAGAAAGCGGCGATGGAACAGCAGCGCGCCATGTTCGAGGCGCAACTTGCGGAAAGCAAGGCCAGCTTCGAGGCGCGGTTGGCTGAATACAAGACGCAGGCTGAAATTGCGTTGAAGCAGGCCCAAACGGACGCCAACCTAAGCGCCAACCGAGCGGGCGGGGACTTGAGTGAATGACCGACGAGGAACGTATCGAAAGGGCGTTCCAGGCCCGTCGCGCTTTGGAAACCTTTCTGACACCCGCATTCGATCAGGTGCGCGCGGAATACGGCGGCAGGCTGGCTCACGTTTGCGCCAATGAGCCTTGGGCAACGAACAAGATTGCGGCACTGGCTAACGCATCGCGCATTGTCGAAGAAGTCAAGGCGCAGATCGTGACGCTTGTGCTTGAGGGCGACGAAGCCCGTTCGCGCAAGACACGTGCAGAGCGCATTGAGAACCTATCGCCTGCCAAGCGCAGGCTTCTGCAAATCGGGGCAGGATAAGCCCGACTGACAGCCGGAAAGACGGCCAAAAACAATAAGAGGACAGACCAATGACCCAGCCTGAACAGGCAGTCGGCGGCTCCGATGAACCGATCATCGCGGCTGAACCGACGCTAGAAGATCGCATGGCCGCAGCTATGGGCCTCCCCGAGGGGGAGGAAGAGGAACAACCCGGCCCGGATGATGAAAACCCGGACGGGGATGCGCCGGACGACCCGGAAATTGAGATAGACGAAGCCGACGAAGGGCCGGAGCCGATAAAGGCCCCGCTATCGTGGCCGGAGGAGAAAAAGGCGATGTTTGCCGACCTGCCCCGCGAGGTGCAGGAAACCATCGCGGAACGGGAAACTGAACGCGAAAAGTTCATTCAAGCCAAGTCACGCGAAGCCAAGCAGGCCGAACAGGCCGCACGCTCGCAGGCATTGGAACAGATTCAGGGTGCGCGGGAACTGCACATGCAGCAACTGCAAGCCCTGTTGCCGCAGATACCGCAAAAGCCTTCGGCCCATTTGCAGTATCAAGACCCCGAAAACTACGCATATGCAATGGAGGCCCATGAGCAGGCGGTTGCCCAGCACAACTGGATTGTGCAGCAACTCGACCAGATCGGCGGCGAATACCAGCACGCGCAGGAACAAGCCAGGATCGAGCGGGAAACAGCATCGCTTGCGGTGCTACAGGAACACTTGCCGGAATACTTCGACCAGTCGAAGGGTGCGGAACTGAGAAAGACCCTCGCGTCCACCGCAGCCGACCTCGGATATTCGGCAGAGGCGATTGCAAACGTGCAGGCCGATGACGTGCTGGCGCTTAACAAGGCGGCGGCATGGAAGGCCAAGGCCGACAAATACGATGCCCTCATGTCCAAGCAGATGGCCAGGGTTCGGGAGGCAAAGAAATTGCCGACCGTATCAAAGCCGGGAGTCTCGCGGGGCAAGGGCGCGCTGGCCAATGAACGATACACGCGCGACCGCCAAGCCATGCAGGCCGGTGACAAGGACGCGGCCACCCGCGTGTTTGCCCGGTTTGCGCCAAAATAACCAAGGGCAAAAGCCCCAAGAACAAGGAACCATGACAAGTGGCCATTACTTCAGGAACCTACGAGACTTATCAGGCAATTGGACGCCGGGAAGACCTCACCGACGTTATCCACGACATTAGCCCGACCGATACCCCGTTCACTTCGGCCATCGGCAAGGGCACGGCCAAGAACACCTATCACGAATGGCAGACCGACGCGCTGGCGACGGCTGTCGGCACGAATGCCGTTCTGGAAGGTGACAACCCATCGAACGATTCCGCGACGCCGACCGTGCGTCTGGGCAACTACACCCAGCTTTCGGACAAGGTGATCCAGGTTTCGTCCTCGCAGCGTGCTTCGACCAATGCCGGTCGCGGCGACGAGCTTTCTTATCAGCGCATGAAGCGCTCGAAGGAGCTCAAGCGCGACGTGGAAGTTCGCATTACCGGCAACTATGCCAGTGTTGCGGGTGTTTCCGACACCACGGCCCGCGCTTGCGCCGGTTTCGAGGCGTGGATTCAGACCAACGACAGCCGTGGATCGGGCGGTGGCAATACTGCGTTCAACGCTGGCATCCAGGCGGCAGCGACCGACGCGGGCACGCAGCGCGTGTTCACGGAATCGCTGTTGAAGGACGTGCTCCAGCTTTGCTGGGAAAACGGCGGCGAACCGACTATGCTCATGGTTGGCGCGTTCAATAAGAAGCAGGTCAGCGGGTTTAGCGGCATTGCCGACAACATCCGTGACACCGGCAACAAGCGCGCGACGATTGTCGGCGCTGCTGACGTTTACGTGTCCGACTTCGGCACGCTGAACGTCATCGCCAACCGCTTCTCGCGTTCGCGTTCGGCGCTGGTGGTTGATCCTTCCATGTGGAAGCTCTGCTACTACCAGCCCTACAAGACCGAGGCGCTGTCCAAGACCGGCCACGCTGATCGCGAGATGCTGTCCGTCGAGTTCACGCTTGAGGCGTGCAATGAAAAGGCCAGCGGCGTGGTCGCGGACCTTACAACGAGCTGAACCTAACAGCC